GGATGTCCTGAGCCCTTCCAAGCATCCATACACCGAGCCCGAGTGAGCCAAGCTGCTCAAGGCGTGCCCTGAAACCCTCCTCAACCTCACCGGCACCTCTGTGCCAATTGTCTGAGATGGCCATTCCTGGGTTTCTGCCCATCCAGTGATCTCTACAGAGCGCAGCAAGGCCGTCGATGGTGTCAATTGCAACGGTTTCAAACCCCTGCTTGTCCTCCTTGAGCGACTTTATTATTTCAACAAATTCAACCCAGGTATTTATTCGGACATTGAATGTCTCGTAATAGTCAGCACCATCCTCGGTCAGGATGAGTAGGCATTTTGGAATCTGGCTGACGGTCTTGGTTTTCCCAAATCGGTTTGACCTGCTATAAAGAAGAACGCGAGTGTGAGCCAAATCGTGGACACGCTGGACGGGTTTCTTTGGTAATTTCATGGACATAAATCCTCAAGCGTGCATTTTAAGACTGACGCAACGCGGCGGAGATAAAGCGCCCGAATCGTCTCCGGACGCTTTATCCAATTTCGGGCCGTCGATTCCGAAATGCCGCAGACGATGACCAGTCTGGCCCTCGTCTCTCTGTCAGCCTTTCCTTCAAAAGGAGCGAATTTTTGAATAGGCATGTTCTTCTGTGTAGAAAATTGCACAGAATTTGTCAAGCACTGGGGGTCAAATGGGCTGCATAACCTGTCACACATGTGGAACGTGCGGTAATTTTACAGTCTGCTACAATTGCGACACTCCAGTCCAATCTCGGATGCCCTGGGAGCGCAAGAGGTTGAATGACCCGGTCCAAAGGGGTCGTCTGGTGTTTGATGAGGTTGTGACATCATTGGTGGAGGGATTGGTGAATGACAGCTCGGGGAAGGAAGCCGAATGAATGGAAGGATTGGCATACCCTCTGGGTCGTCATTGCATGGTTTCCCAGGCAAGAGACACCGAAAATTCTACATAACGGGGACAGCCCTGCGGTTCTCACACATTCATCTAAGGAGTCAGCTCAACTCAGGGCGATGCGTCTGGCCGCTGAGTGGACTAAAGAGTTTGGAAGGGGCATTCCTGGTCCAAAGACCCGGCCAACGGCTCGGTTCAGGGTCGCTCCCTTGTACGTCGGGCTCTCCACTTGGGACGATGCCGCAGAGTCACAGGTCCTCGGTTGACTGCTCAATCTGGTGGCTATTATGAATTTTCATTCTGGGGGTAATTTGGAGAAAAAAAAGACGGGGATGCGCTATTGCACGCGGCGTCTGGAGTTTGATTCGGCTCACAGGGTAATGCTACACGAGAGCAAGTGTAAGAACCTTCACGGCCACAGGTACGTTGTTGAAATAACAGCCGCAGCCCCTCAGCTGGATGATCTAGGAAGGGTCGTCGATTTCAGTGTCATCAAAAAGATTGTCGGTGGTTACATTGACAGACACTGGGACCACGGGACAATTGCCCATCAAGACGACTTTGATCTGATAGATCTATGCGCTGAAAAGAACTGGAAATTGTTCACAATGTTCGACAACCCGACAGCAGAAAACATGGCCCGAGCCCTCTATGCAATCTCTAACAAGCTGCTGGCGGATTGCGGAGTTGAAGTGGTTCACGTCAGGCTGTACGAAACGCCCAATTGCTGGGCCGATTACTCTGAGTAGGTGTTGGAAGTGAAAAGATACAAGGTCAAAGAACTGTTTCTCACGGTTCAAGGTGAGGGTCATTGGTCCGGCACACCGGCCATCCTTCTTCGTCTATCGGGCTGCAATCTCTGGTCTGGGCTAGATGAGCAGCGGGAGCGGGATTCAAAAAGAAACAACGCCATCTGTCCCCTATTTTGCGATACAGATTTCGTCGGCGGTGCCAAGCTAACAGCCGAGGACATTGTTGAGCGCATTGAAAGTGCCTTGGAAGGTTCACCTTTCCCGCCTCTGTGCTTTGTTACCGGTGGTGAACCGTTGCTTCAGGTCGACCAGGACCTTCACGACACTCTGTGTGAGCTGTTCGAGGTCGTGGCGTTTGAAACAAATGGAACCAGGGACCTGCCATTCGTGCCAACCTCACAGACCTGGATCACTGTCTCACCGAAGACGCCAGTGGATTCAATGGGGTCTTCTTTCTTCAATTGCAGCGAATTGAAGGTTGTCTTCCCAGAGTACAACCCATTGCCATACGAAAAGAGGCTAAACGAAAAGGGTGCTAATCCCGCTCTCTGGGTTCAGCCATGCGATGGCACCTATGGCTCAACCGGAGCCGCCCTTCACTTTATATACGAAAACCCAAAATGGCGTCTGAGCGTTCAGACGCACAAGATTATCGGAGTACGATGATGGATGATAACGCTGCGGTGGTTCTCCTGAGCGGAGGGCAAGATTCGACAACCTGTCTCTTCTGGGCGAAGAAAAAGTTCAAGAAGGTCCACGCACTTTCAATCGCCTACGGACAACGGCACGCCGTTGAGATAGATGCTGCGGGTAATGTGGCGGCGATGGCTCAAGTAACGTATGAGCACATTGACCTCAACAAGGTTCTGACAGGCACATCCCCTTTGATTTCTGACAATCCGGTCGGGCAATACGAAAACGCCGAGAGCCTACCGGGAGGAATTGAGCCGACGTTCGTTCCCGCCCGTAACATCCTATTCCTCACCATTGCCGCAAACAGAGCGGCGTCAATTGGTGCGCTGAATCTTGTCACGGGCGTCTGTGAGGAAGATTTCGGTGGATACCCCGACTGTCGTCGCGAGTTCATTGACGCAATGGAGGAGGCTTTAAGCCTTGGCATCACCGGCAACTCGGGACATTTCAAGGTTCATACGCCCCTGATGAACCTGTCCAAAGCAGAGAGCGTCAAAATGGCGTTGAATCTGGATGGTTGTATGGAGGCGATGGCCTATTCTCACACATGCTATAACGGACAGGTTCCTCCGTGCGGTAAGTGTCACGCATGTCTTTTGAGGGCACGAGGGTTTGAAAAGGTCGGTATTGAAGACCCGTTGCTAGTGAGGCTTGAGCATGTGTAACAAGCACGAACAGGTTGAAGAGGCTGTTGGAATGCTCCTCAAGGCAATGGGGCGGGATCCGAAAACCGACATCGGTATAGAGGAAACGCCGGCAAGGGTTGCGAGGATGTTTACCGAGTTTGAGTCCAAGAAAGATTTCAAATTCAGCACATTCCCAGCCAATGGAACAGACCAGATGGTCGTGGTTAGCGGGATCCAGTTCTATTCATTTTGTGAGCATCACCTCCTACCCTTCCACGGCGTTGCCGCAATTGGTTATATTCCGAATCCCGAGGGGCAGATTTGTGGGTTGAGCAAGCTGGCCCGAGTCGTTGATATGTTTGCGCTCCAGCCGCAGACTCAGGAGTATCTCACAAATCAAGTCGCCGAGTTCCTCGAGGATAAGCTGGGCGCAAAGGGCGTTGGAGTGCTAATGAGGGCCGAGCATCTGTGCATGTCCATGCGCGGCGTTCGCAAGCCTGGGAGCTTCACAACGACCAGTTCACTCAGGGGCGTTCTTATGGAAAAGCCCGAGGCAAGAGATGAGTTTCTCACCATAGCAAGGGGAATGTGATGTTAGCAGTTGAGGGTGATGTGGACCGAATTTGGTCCGGTGCTGATGAGCTGGAAACAATGCTCGTTCCTGTTTCTGAGATTTCAATAGACAATGAGAACTCCAGACGTCACGACAAGCGCAGTATCAACTCTATCGCCTCGTCATTACGGGAATTCGGTCAACAGAAGCCCATCGTTTTGAGCGGTGGAACGGTGATTGCTGGAAATGGAACAGTGACCGCCATAACCGAATCACTTGGCTGGACTCATGTTGCCGCAGTGAAGTTCAAGGCCCCGAACGGTGACCAGAAAATCAAGGCCAAGGGATACAAAATTGCCGACAACAGAACGGCCGAGCTCTCAGAGTGGGACCTGCAACGTCTAGGTGAGGAGCTGGGTGAGTTGGTCGGTAAACTAGACCTCACTGACCTTGGATGGCTGGACTACGAGGTTGAGCCATTGCTGAGTGCCGAGTGGGAGCCGCCAGAGGTTGAGCCCCTTGATGATTTTGGGCGGGATGGTGAAGGGGATCCTTCGGACGAAACCTCGGAGGCTCATTCGCTGGCTTTGTCCGGTGTCGAATATGAGGTGCTTAAAACGGCATTTGACCGGATACGGCAAAACGACAAGAGAATCGTCACAATGGGCGATGCAATTCTATACCTCTGTGAGTTCTACGCCGCTCAGGGAGGGTGATTTTATGGCTAAGAAGCGCGTAGATGCGCCAAATTTCGACGGAAGCGGTGCAATAGGTACCACGGGGACCCCGACGGTAAGACTCGCGCATGTTGGCCCTCCTAAGGCGATTCAAAAGGCATTGAGTGATCCCGACAAGATGCCGGCGCTTCTCTGCTCGTATTACTATCTCAAGGTCTTCCTGAAAAACCGTCACCTCTATCAATTCAGGGACTGGGTGATGGATAGCGGTGCATTTTCCGCTCATAACAGCGGCAAGGTCATTGACCTGCAACAGTACATTGACACATGTCTACAGCTCATGGAAACCGACGAAAAATTGACCGAAATTTTCGCCCTGGATGTGATTGGGGATCACGAGGCCACTCTGAAAAATACAGAGGAAATGCATAGGCAAGGGGTTCCAGCGATTCCCTGTTATCACGCAGGAGAGCCCGAAGAGTATCTAATGCACATCGCCAAGGAGTACGACAAAATAGCACTCGGAGGCGTTGCAAGGGTGCGGGATACGAAGAGAAGAATCAAATGGGCAGAGCAATGCTTTGCTCGGGTTTGGCCGAAGAAAATACACGGGTTCGGGTTCGGGCTGAAGTCCGATGCTCTCGCCCTGCCGTGGCACAGCGTTGATGCGTCGTCATGGGAGCTGGGGCCAACGGCATTCGGAACCTGGAGTGGGTACAGCAGCCAAGGCAAGGGCCAGTATCTACCGGTGCGAGGTAGCGAGCACAATCTAAAGATTGAGATCGACAGATACCTGAAAATCGAGAGGCAGGCGCGAATCAAGTGGAAGAGCAGGATGCAGGACCTCGGCCCTGACAGTGGAGGTGTATCTTGCCGACTTGCGTGCATTTCAAAAAGAGTGACAAAGGCCCTCTCATAATGGCCGCATTAAGCAGAGACAAGTATGAGCTTCTCTGGAGCCTTTATGAGCAGCGACAAGACGCTCGCCACGTTGCGAAGGAATCCGGCGTGGGCCAAAAGACGGTCGAAAAGTACATCGAGGAAGGGGACCCGTCTCGCGGTCTACTACCACTCAAAAGCAGGCTAGAAAAACCCCAGCCCAGAAGATCCGGGACTGTTGATGCTGAGATTGAAAGAATACGTGCTGAGACGCTCAAGGCGTGCAGAATCACGAAGATGGTGGCGACGCGGCAATTGGCCAAAATTGCACAGGACCCAGATGGCGACTTAAAGGACCCGGTAAAAGCCCTCATAGAGGTTTCAAAGATAGAGCACCAGATAGACGGTGATTCGGTGGAGTCCACGGTAAGAAAAAACGCTTTCAAGGCCCTCTGTGATTTGTATGATTGCGCTGATTCTTTGTTAAGTGACGGCCTTGAATGGCAGGCCACGCAAGACACGCCAGAGACATTCACCTTCAGCCACGGCACGTTGAAATGTGTCGGCGTCAAAGACAGCCACATTGAGGAAATGCGCCAAAAAATGGAAGCCGCTGGATCTTTGTTGCAGCAATTGAAGTCCATTGAAACCGTGTGAGCCAGTATAAGGCCAAGCCACGCCCTAGTTCTTGCTAAATATGGCCACTGCGTTGTATTTTGACTCATGAGCGAGCAAATCATTTCAAGCCTGCTGGATTTTGGTGCGCTCGGGATATTCGCTGGGTTCCTCATTTGGCAGCACATGGGCATGCAGAAGCGAATGGACAAGCTCATAGACGGCTTTCATGACGAGCTGAAGCGCATTGACGAGAGCTTCGATGCCAGGGCCGAGCTAATCCGAGAACGATACGAGTCGGTGATTACGTCCATTCGGCGTGAGAAAAGTGCGGAGCGTGACAAGATGCAGGACAGAATATCAGAGCTTCAGCGCGACCTTCTAAGCCGAGAGCGGCAGTCCCTTATGAACATAAAGCTAGACCGGGACCGTTGAACATGGGGTTTCACGATTCGCGCATTCTTTGATATGCTTCTCGTTAGCAAAACCACAGGAGAAACCAAATGCCAAGCCAATTGCAAAGCAATGAGGACCACATCAAAGCACTCCAGAAACGGGTTTATGACCTGGAAAAGGAGCTTGCAGCCCTCAAGCCCAAGAAGAAAAAGACCGTTAAATCGGGCTCATAGTTGGGCAAGCTATCACGAAACAAGGGTGCTGGATTTGAACGGTTCGTCGTCAATTACTTCCGCGATGAGACGCCAGTGCCGAACGATAAGATCAAAAGAGGGTTCCAGGCACGGGGCGGTGTCGAGTGCCCTGATGTGGATGTGTCTGGTGTGCTCTGGATAGAATGCAAACGACACAAAATGCCGAACATCCGAAAGGCATTACAGCAGGCCGTCGAGGACAGTCCTGCGGGTCGGTTCCCCGTTGCAATCACCAGGGCAGATCGGGACAAGCTCGGTGCGCTGGTCACCTTGCAATTGGACGATTTTGCTGAAATCTTCAATGGCTTTTGGGAGAGTATAAGCGGTGAAACCCTGTAAAGAGCGAGGCCACAAGATAGCCCCGTGGCCTCGCTCATCTGTCATCAATTTCGCGTCAATTCTGCGCCGCATCTACACGCAAGGGCCGACCATCCTCTCAGGGACATGTTGAACCACGTGTGACCGCACAGAGGGCAGCGCACAGTAGCAATGCGGTTGAGGGTTCGCACGTCTTCAATAGTACCCGTTGAAGAGATATTGCTTATCTTCGCCTTGACCACTGGTCTTGCATCGCCAGGGGGGTTGCATTCGGCCATTGTAACAGCCTCCTCGAGCGCGTGAACCATTGACCGGTCAATGCTGTCAATTGACGGCAATTCGCCAGGGGTAAGACGCCATTGAATTCCATCTTCAATCAACCGTTTAGCCGCATCCAGGGCGTCTTCAAGTCGTTTCACATACTGGGGATAGCCGTCCATTGATAGTTTCCTCTTAATCCTTTGGCACCTCCTGGAGGGAGAGCGCGATTCTCTTTTCGTTGTACTCACGGTGACGATCCGAGTCCGGTCCACACGCCGGACAGTCTTCTTCCTCGAACTCAATCCCAACGGGCTCAGGCGCCGGAATGTTCATGTTTTCGCGGACAACCTGGGAGAGCTGGGCCGTGTGACGTATTGACCCAGATGTTCCACAGTCGACGCACCTCCAGAAAATGCCTCCTGAGCGCACAGTTTCATTATGAAGTTTCACCTCGCGGTCGCACGGGTCACAGAGACCAGACGGGATCTTTATACCCTCGGGAACCCTGCCAAGCGGTTTCAAATTGCGCCAAACGTCGCCGCAGTCAGGGCAATTCCACTCCCTGTGTCTACCGATGGTCTTGTGACCACATAAGCACTGGTACATCATGTCATTTGAACCGAGGAGAATGACCTCCCCATTGTCTTCACCACACCGAACGCACTGGCCAAGCCTCGCGTTCAAACCCTTTTCACTGTCTAGATTGATGTTTGCAGGCATCTCTATTTTCCTTTCTAGCACCCGTCAGGCGTGCATTGTTTTTCCATGATTTCATTAAACCTTCTGAAGTAGCCCCTTGTGACCTTTGTGTGGTGATACCACTTCCCATTCTTGCGGCACCGGTGACCGCAATTGTACGCGACAGCCGCGTGCTCTCTACCGGCCTTGATAAGGAGGTGTCGCCACAGAAGACCGGCCATTACAGACGAGAAGTGAGGGTCGAACAGGTCCTTTTTTCTGCATCTCGGGTACAACCCTCGGCAGGTCCCGACATTCATTTGCCACATTCCAAAAGAATGACATTTCCCCTCCCTGCAGTCACCGGCAGCATCGTGCCGGCCCCTTGATTCCACCATGATGACGGCGTCTAGGAAATGCGGTGAGATATTCGCGATTTTTCCCGCCAACTCAGCCGCCGCTGATGGGGGACATTCCGCGTTGACGGGGGATTCATATTCAGGAATTGGTGGATGGCTGACAAGTAGAGTCAGCGCCACAGATATTGACAGCATGTTATCTCCTCCAGACGATGAATCCACCGTCTTTTGATTCATGAAAAAAGAAGTCTTCCTCGAGTTCCCTTGCAACACCGGACCAGTCAATATGGTACGCAAGGTGCTCAGGAATCCCAATGAGACAGCCCTGCTCCTGATAGAAGTCATGTGCGAAGTCTGAGACCTTCTTGCAATAGCCATAGTAGCCATCGTTGATAGCATCCTGAATGGCAGGGAGGTCGATACCGCTCGGACTCAAGTGGTGGCCAATCGCGATGTCTACCAGCTCAAACCCGAACTCCTCCACGGCCTCAGCGCGACACAAAATGCCCTCAATATCAGCATTCTCACCGATACCGAGGTCAGTGTCCTCGTAGTCATGAATAGCCACCTCGTCCGCGCCGGATGTTACCCGTTTGACCTCTTTTGCGAGCCCTTCCTGGTCTCCAACGAAGTCCATTACATCTACCCAGCCTCCAACGAGCTTTCCTTCGCTATACGCGCCCAAATTGGCGAAATACAGATTCCAGATGTTAGTACCGTTTATCACAGGACGCCTCCATTTCTTGCATCAGGTTTTCAAAATCGCCCATTGTTTTGATGCTGTCGCAGCATTTGATGAACAAGCTGCCGATTTCACGGTAGTTCATTTCGTAGTTGAACCTGAGCTTCATCAGGATGTTGTCAATCTCAACAAGCATCTGACCGTTTGTTTCATACTGGGCGACCAACCCTGGCAGCCTCTTTTCAATGTCTTGCATTTCATTCTCCTTAATTGTGCCACGTTTTGTCGTCAGCACCCGACGGTGAAACCTCATAGGTGCTGCTCCATTTTGTATCCGCGTCAACGCGGTAGAATTTTCCACTCCCTTCTCTTTGTTTTTCAATGCCAAGCGACGTCATACGACGCCCAAATTTCGTCACGCTCACAGGTCTGTGATGGTACGACTGACACCATGCCAAGTATCGCTCATAGAGCAGTGATGCCTTGATACCAATGGGGTCAAATTTCCATTTCCCTTTGTCGTCCTGAATAATGATGTCCGTCGAAAATGCTGAAACGCTGTCCGATTCGCCCAGCCACTCCGATTTGAGCTGCTCGCTGGCAGTCGGTATGGTGTAGCCTTTGTTCTTCAGCACATGGCGCAAGCCATCCAACGCCCACTTGAAGACCCCTGGCATTTCGGTCTCGATTATCTTTCGGGCTAGGTTTGGATCCCTCTTGGACTGGGCAATCGTCACGGTCCAGGGGATGGGAAGAAATCTCCTCCAGAACCCAGGGGTTGAATCCCTAGTGGAAAACAGCTCGTTGGCAGCGAAAATGTGTCCGCACCTGGGGCGCATTGTAAAGGGTTGGCGGTAGGGAAGACGGGCGACAATGGGGTCGCCTGATACGACTGCCTTGAACCTGTCTGTCCGGCTTATCTCGACCGATGGAGTCTCCGCGCAGATATTCACCAGCTTTCCTGATAAGTGGGCCGCATGGTAATCGTCATCAAAACTCTGTGGACTTACAGAGGCGACGGAACCCTCTGGGAACAGGCTTGATATGACGTCCATCGCCACGCTCTTACCGTTTGAACCACTACCAAACAGCATGAGGCACGATTGGTAGTGAGTGGCCAGTCCAAACAACGAGACGCCACAGAACTGTTGCAGTGCTAGCTTGCACTGCTTGTCACCGTGTTCTTCGTTATCGGGCAACACCTCGGACAAGAAGGCGTCCCAGCGCGGACAGATGGCCAGTTCATCATACTCGAACGGCAGCGAGGCCCGTTGCCTGTGTTCCTTATCGTGGTCAATGAAGGAAACATCCACTGAGTCCCGCTCTACAATAAGGGCTCCATTTGTGAGCACCACGACCGGAGGTGCTTCGTTGAAGAAATTTGGATTGGATGCCTCGTACTGGGCCAAATGAACGGCTCCCCTGGTCGTTGAAGCGTTGATTGTGAGGGTCTTGTATTCCTCCACGCCATCCGTTGAGCCTGAGACGTACAAACGACCCTCAAGGTCATTGATTGCCTTTGCAATCTCGGACGTGTCCAGCTCGGACCAGATACCTTCATTTTCATGGCTGTACTTCCAGAACATGGCCTCGTCAAACACAATGTCTGGGCCCATTGTTTCAAGAATGTGTCGGGCTATTGTTAGTTCTGACTTCCTGGGCAGTGGCGACTCTCCCTTTTCCTGCGTAACCGCCTTTGAAGCGATTTGCTTCACCTCCTCCATCGGAGCTGGAACGAGCTGTTTGAAGTTGAGGGTATCAAGGGCGGCTAGGATGTCGGGTTCCTCCTTCCCGGCCTGGCGCATTTGAAAGGCTTTTTTCGTCAAAATTGAGAGGTCGGCCACGTCCGTTTTCGTGATCTTCTTTGAGCCCCTCATGTAATCAAGCAGCGCCTCCTTTGTCCCTCCGGTTGAAATCCAGTCCGATATGTCCTCACCCTTCTTCGTGAAGGGTAGTCGGACGATTCGCACTGAGCGTGCTACCGGGCGCAGATTACGGACCACGGATGCCACAAAAGACCGTCCCGCAGTGTCATTATCTCCCGACACAAAAACATCAGCATTTTGAAAATAAGTAGCAAAATGATCCCGCCAACCCTTGGCACCGCCTGGGTTGCATGTCGCACAATTGATCCCAATAGACAGAACACTCTCCACGTCCTTTTCTCCCTCAACGATGAGGATCGGGTCTTTCTTTGTCTTTGCAGCCACGACCTCTGGAAGCCTGTAGATGGTAGCACCCTCGGGGCCAAGGCCCCATTTCCAGCGGTTATTCGCGCTCTTGTGCCTGGGCTTGAACTTCGCGGGAGCACCAGAGTCGAACCTGCAGACCTGGTAGAGCATGCGCCCGTTCTCGTCTGTATACGTGTATTCTTTCACGATTTGAGCGGGACCCTTTGGACGCTCTTTGTCTGGCAGTATGTCGTCCCATGTCCAGCCAATGGCGTTCAATATGTCTACTGTCTGACAGCCAGCGTGACAGTTGAACAGAATCCTCCCTTCTTTACCCTTTGATATTGAAAGGGATGGCTCCTTGTCGTTGTGAGCTGGGCATCTGGACACGTACCCAGAGCCACTCTTGCGCCATCCCGCCAAGGTTGAGGAGAGGTCGTTGAACCTCTGTTCCAATTTGCTCATGCGTTTCCTCCACTTTGTTTCCTGTTTGATTGTTGTTAGCACATCCAAGAGCGACACACGTTGCAAAATTCATGAGGTTTGGATATGGTGAGTCCAGGCTCATGGTCGTTGAAAACTGTTGCCACGTGAGGTCATTTAAACCCGATGCCCTTTCCTTCTTTGTTTTCTTCAGCGATTGCCTTTACATGAGCCACCAGCCCTCACGGGCTGGTGCTCACTGGGGATACTGCACCCCTTGTCAACGGTTGTGAAGGGTGTGGGACTAGCAGGCACCCGCACTCTTCACCGCCTTGCCTTTCCGCTTCTTCTGCTCGAGCTTGATACGGCGTCCATGCCCTCTCCCCTCGATAACAAGTGAGCCCAGGCCAAATGCGCCCAGGATTGTCTTAATGTGATTCAGGCGTGAAGTGACGCTGTTCTGACAGCTTTTGAGGCTCGTTTTATGGCCGACCTTGCACTGGTGTTTCCAGTAGGCCAAGACCAGCTCATCAAAATCAATTCCACCGTCAACTGAAACCAGCGAGGCAATCAACTCAAAGGAGGCTGCGCCTCGGCTTCGGCCTGCCAGGTACTCGGCGGCCTCATCCTTTGTTGCCACCACCGCAAGACCACCACCAATCGGAACCAGCCGCTCGGGGTCCATTGAACCTGATTTGCTGGCCTTTTTAGGCTTGGCGGTACCCTTGGCTACCTTTCCTTGCTTCTTCGCAGCCTTGGCGGGTTTACGGGCCCCTAGGTGTGCGGCAATGGTCTTCCCAATGGCGTTGCCCTCTTCTTCGGTGAATAGTTGTTTGGCGTTGCCCTTCTCTTCCTTGATTCTGACGAGTGTGTCTGCACCGCGCAGTTTCTTGGAGCCGCCCTTGGGCGCCGTCTTCTCGGCCTTTCTTAGGGCGCGTCGCTCGCTTTGCATTGCCTTCACGCACTGCTTCTCGAGGTCAACCATGTCCACAGCGCCATTCGTGAGGGTTCTTTTGTAGTTCCGCTCACCGCGTGATTTCATGTAGGAGTCGATCTCCTTTTCCGTTGCTCGTATTGCTAGGCTTTTCATCATGTCGAATGTCGTTGCTGATGTGATTTGAAAGTTCATTGTTTTCTCCTTTGTTGCATCCCAGACGCCCCAGCGCGGAGCGTTTCGGCCACTGCCGTGGCCTCATCAGTGGGTTAGCACCCGATCAACAATTGCGAATCTGCGGCGGGGACGTTGTTTGTTAGCGTCTTTCTGTTGCATGGCGTGACCATGCGCGGGGGGCCGTCGCCGTCCTCCCTCCAGGCAGCGACCAGTGTTCGGAAATTCGCGCATCCCGTACCCGCCTTCATGTTTTCGAGCTGCGCCTCGCCCCCGCTCACGTATATGACCGCCCTCTGGTCAAGCCATCGGTCGTCGGTGGCCTCGATATCCAGAAGCATCTCAAGAAGATCGCGGTACGTCGCGCGGCCGTGGTCGCTGCATGACTGAAGTCTGTAATACGTGTTGTCGCTCATGGTGTTTTCTCCGTTTGGTTGTTGCATCCCAGACGCCCTCCCGGGCGTTTCGGCCGCTGCCGCGGCCTCATCAGTGGATTTAGGAATCACAAGGGCACTCGTTAGGACCAGCGCATTTGGCGCGGAAGCCACCCACGGACCCCGGCCTCT